TTTTTTCAGCCTCTGGAATACGCTTAGCATCAATAATTGCACGCTTTGCTGCCTGTTGCTCCATTGCAACCTCCATCCGCAGCGCAGCTTCTCTTACTGGGTTTTCGTCACGCTTTGCTTGAGCAATTTGATTATTGAGCGTTAGAAGACGTTCTTGTAAGCCAATCTCAGCGTTGAGGTCGGGAATGCGACTTCTTCTGCCTTGCTTGCCGGGCTCCGATGGGTCAAATGACGCAGCTGTAGCGAATAGTTCTCGCAGACTTTCTAGGTTCTTTAACGTGTCATCTCGCAAAGAAGCTCGGTTCGCTTCAAACTCTTTAATTAGTTTTTCAGCACGCTCTTCGCCAAAAATTGCAGGATCAACAATGTCAAATGCAGATGAAGCAGAAGCTGCAAGGAACCTGTCTAGCAAAGTAATTTGACGGGCTTTTTCTACCGTAATTTCATGTTCCTTTTGAGCAAGCGCTTCAACAAAAGCCAGCTCAACAACTGTTGATTCCTGAATCTTCAACTGATTCAAGAGTCTTTGCGACTCTTCAATACCTATCTTCCCTCTTGCATCAAGAATGGCTTGAGCAAGATCAGCCTCTGTTTGTGCAGCCGCTAAACGCTCTGCCGCACTAGCGTCCCCTCCAAATACACGCGCCAAACTCGCCCTATCTGCAAACTCTGTAAACGCTGAAAACTGCTGAAGCACCTCAATCGTTTCGTCTTTAGTCTTGCCCAGTTGTCGAGCAAGCTCCCCAACATTTTTTGCAGTAGCAAGAGAAGAAGAACCAAGATTTATCGCTCTGGCGTTTAAAGCTGCCAAGTCTTGGTTGAATTTTTCAGCCTTACTAGCTGCGTCCCCTAATGCCGTGCCAACAAGAGACAGCGCAAATCCAAACTGGCCGCCAACAAGACCGCCAGCAAGACCACCAACCGCACCACCAGCAGCTGCTGCTCCCCCTTGTCCAAACAAAAGCGGAAATGCTCCACCAATAAGCGCACTGCTAGTAGCATCTCCAAGTCTTCCTGTTCTTCCACGGCCTGTGCCTACACTGCTTGGAGCAGGCTTTGGCCCCATTTGTTTTATTGAAAACTGATTAATCTTCTGCGCTTCCCTAGCTATCGCAGCCATTTCTCCTTTCTGCTGCGATGCGCTACGCGCAGAATCCAACCTGGCATCAGCCTCTACTTGGCTTAGCTTTGCCAAGCCTTGCTGAAGTCCAGACAACTGCTGCGTTCGCCTTACCGTGCGGTCAAGGACAGCTTGCCTGCGAAGCATTTTCGTTCTATCAGGCTGTGGGCCTAACGAAACTGCTGACTGACTTCTGCCAAGCGGTCTTAAGTATCGACCACTCATGCTTCCAGCTTCACGAGGCGGCGCAACAGAAGCGTTGTACTTTTTCAAAGAAATTGTCGCGCCATTGCGCTGACGTATTTCTTCAGCAATCAATTTATTTGTACGCTCCTGAGCTTCATTAGCGTTGTTTAACGCAATAACATACTGTTCAATCGCTCTTTTTTCTTCGATCGTGCCCTGCTGAGCACGACTCATTAACTTAGTTGCCTGCGCAAGTTGTTTATTAAAATCGCCTAAAGATCCTGGACCATTCAGATGGTCGATCTGATTAGCAAGCTGATTAAGGTTCTTTTGAAGCTGCGTAACCTTGGCTACGCCCTTGGCAACTATCTCAATCTCAGCTCTGTAGGCCACAGCAGATTGACAGCGCCTGAATCACACCAGTCTACCGCCGACGGCGAGCTTTACGCATCTCCGCTTCTTGGTCCTCGTTAATTACTTGGAAATATGCGCTCCAGCCGATGATCTCCTCTGCTGTCATCGTCGCCCTAAGCTCCGACAGGCCCATGCCTAACTCCTTGGCAACGCCAAACTGCAGCATGAGCCAGTTATCTTTCCGAAGCTCAGCGCTCAGGATTTTGGGTCGATTGCCTCTTTTTCGTCGTCAGTCAAAATTGCCAGCATCAAGGCTTGAAGATCCTTGTCCTTTACTTCGTTCTTAAGAACGTCAATCTCGCCAGCAAGAAACAGAGCGTTGCCCATCTCGTCCTGAGCCTTTGCAATCAGATCCAGCACGCTTTTGAGCACGCTCACGCTCAGCCATCGTCAATGGCGCAACCCACATCTCAAACTCAGTGCCGTCCGACAATTCAACCGTTTTTTTAACCGGCTCTAGGTTTGCTGCTTTCTTGAGGCGATCAATGGCGCGGAGTGCCATGAATATCCGTTTGATTGTGCTACTACATTAGCATTAAAAAAGCCCCCGACAAATGCCGGGAGCTTCGTCGCTACACGTTGATCAGCTCTTGCTGAAGTCAAACGTAGGAGCAGTTGTTGGGCGGAAGCTTACTGACACGGTCTGAGCATCATCCGGGTTGACGGAGAAGCTAGCTGAAGTCAGAACAGCTTCAACTTCAATTGAGCGGCTCTTGGTGTCGTCTGGCGTTCCAGAAGACAACACTGTGTCCATATACAGCTTAAACGTAGCGCCAGACTGCAAACGCTGGGTCACGTCTTCAATCAAGCGAGCCGAAACATTGCTGTCATCATCAGTGAAGTACACCTCAGCAGAGCCGGAACCATCGGCAAAGCCAGAGATGAAAGTACGGAACGGAGCAGTCTGTCCGAGCGTTCCACCGATGCTGGTGGTGTCGATCTCTTCACGAGTCACCTCAAACGACCAAGAACGGACGTTTGCAACCGACTGAAACTCGTCAAACTTGATGGTGAAGTCGCTCGTACCATCAGTTCCGTCGCTGGTCAGACTAAGGACAGAACCGCCAGAAGTTGCGCTGAAAGTGGCGGCACCCGTGGAAGCGGTGTAAGTCTTGATGAAAACAGCAGTGCCTGCAGTCAAGCCACCGGGCAGCGTGCCACCGCCAGCAGCAAACACAACCTTGTCGTTTACCTTGAAGTTCAGGAAGGAACCAACATTGATGGTGTTACTGGCGTTAGTGACGTCAGCAGCCTTGAAAGTACCGGAAGTACCAGCAGGCTTGTAGTAAAGGGCTCCAGAGGTGCCCGAAAGGACGGTAGCCATTCGTAAAACGGAGAATGGTGGACTTTACGGGCGGAACCCGGACATATACAGCTTAGCGCGTAGGCAACAAAACATCTAACCGTAATCTTCAGCGATAAACCCGGTATCGACTCGTCCTACTAAATGTGGTGACCCTTCAGTTGTTGAAAAAGTGGGTCCATTGATGGCTCCAGGTCGCAGGTAAACACCTGTCGCTGCCCGAGTAGACGCGCTAAGTGCTAATAATGTACTAACAGCTGTGTCCATCAAAGTTTGATTTCTGGCCGGTCCTTTGCCTTTTTCGGTGTAGACGCGAATAACGATGCTGCCCCGAATGCGATCAAGATTGCTTTCTAGAGTTTGCTCGGTTGTTAAACCAAACTCAACAGCAACCTTGACGTATTCAGTAGTCGCGTTTACTGGGGCGGCTGTGATGTTGTCAAAAAACACAGGCACCGCAGGGCTTAACGCTCCAAATGCTGTTTGGAGCGGGGACTCAATGGCGGCGCGAACAGCTTGGTATCTCATAACGTCCGAAGCATGTTGTCCATTTCAATCGTGACAGCCTTGTCTAACCTACCGCCGGTTACATACTTGGTGAACCAGTCCTTAGGCGCAGTCCGTGAGGCATTGCCATCACCACCGCCAAAAATGTCATAACGAGGATGTTGCCTAGACGGGCGACGCTGCCCAGACTGTTCCCACTTGCTTAGACCAAGTTGAGTTTGCGGGCGCTCAGTAGGTCGAAAAAAGCGACTTTCAACCAAATCAGTCGCTTCCCCAGCCCACGAACTGAAATTTGAAATGGTGTAGACAACTCGATCTTTTGCAAAACCTGCTTTGATCGCTTGCCGACCCGTAAGAAGTGGAATGTTTAGACGACGAGGCTCTCCACGCCCTCCATCCCCTTTGAAAAAACGACCGTCAAGAGTTTCTACTTGCCAAGAGTTTGAAAACTGACCTGTCCAGCTTGGTCCCTCTTGCTGCAACTCGCTAACAACACGATGAGCTGCCCTTAAAGGGCCTGCTGTAACGGTAGAAGCCGCAACCATGTCCAGCTGTTTAGCTAAATCCCAGAAACCATTTTTTCGTGCCATTACTGCGGCCTCGCAATGATGATGTGAAGAAGCGGATTCTCACCCCGGTACGTCGTTACATTCAAAATCTTGGCTTCGCGTGTCGCTCCACCTTGCGTATAACGGATGCGATCAGCCTGAGTTGGGTAGTAATTGTCCAGATCGTCGCCACTGACTGTGACCCTGAGGTCAGTGCTCTGATAAAGACCCTCA